GCGACTAGTACTGTTTATAATACGAGTACAAATACAACAACCGTGTTTAACACGTCAACAGCAACTACGACAACATTTAACACAAGTACAAATACTACAACAACATTTAATACAAGTACAAGTACAGTTACAGAATATAATACAACAACGTCAACTATAACAACGTTTAATACGTCAACAGCGACTATAACAACGTTTAATACATCAACGACAACAACGACTGAATATAATACGACTAGAAGTACCACGACGACATTTAGTACGAATAGAAATACAACTACTGAATACAATACAAGTAAGAGTACAACAACTACTTATGAAACGTCTAGATTAACAGCGTATAATACGACAACCAGTACGGTTACAACTTTTAACACTAGTACAACGACAACGACGACTTTTAATACTAGTACGTCAACGGTTACTACATTTAGCACGTCTAGATCTACTACAACACAGTATAATACAACTAGATCTACTACAACAACTTTTGAAACTAATAAGAGTACCACAACTACGTTTAATACTAGTACATCAACTGTAACAACGTTTAGCACTAATAGAAATACAACAACACAATATAATACAAGTACTAGTACGGTTACAACGTTCCAAACAACAGAAATTACACATACCACGTTCAATACAACAACTGATGTGACTACTAATTTTAACACATCGTTTACTGTACAAACCTCGTGGTATATAGATGCTGAGCCAGTTAATCAACCTGGTACTAGGGTTAATCACCCAAGGAACACAAGTACAGCTTTTTAGTATTGTAATAAAGTATGTAATAAATATATTATACAAATTTAAATTTAATTTTATGGAAATGTTTAACAAAAAGGAGCTTGATAGCAGAATAGGGCCCTTAAAAAAAGACAAGAAGTTATATGACCTTGAACAAGTTGAAGGTTATGTAATTAGAAAGGCTAGTGAAAAAGGTTTAGAATCTAGCTATGATGTTATGGCAGAAGAAATGCCATACTTCAAAACTTTAGCATATACGGAATATGCGGGTTGTTTTTATTTACAACCATTAAACTATAAAATAAGAAATGAACAAATGCTTGATGCTTTTCATGATAAAAGCAATAAAGATATTGTTGATTATTCTTCATGGTTTATAAATAGGATTGTAAATAATAGCGCTAACAAGTATAGCGAAAGAGACGAAAAAGCCTTTGAAAAATATGAACCTAAAGATTATTTAGTAGTTTTACCAGGTTCTAATAAGGTTAGAGAAAATGTATGTTTAAATAGATTAAAACATATAAGAAGTAAACACGGTAATAATGTATACTTTAAACCACACCCTATAACAACACATCAGATTATAGGTGAATTAAAAGATTTCTTTGGTGAAGAAAATATCTTGCCAAGAAATATAAACATGTATTACTATTTGCAAAAAGCTAAAGGTGTATATACTACACATATAAGCGAAAGCGCAGTATATAGTGTTGTTATGAATAAAGATACACAACCTATAGATGTTTGGAATAATATACAAAGAGGATCTTTTTATTGTATAAACAATCATTTGTTATATAATCAAAGTGATGCTAAAAACTTTGTAAATAAAACTTTTTCAAATTATAAATCAGGTATTATAAATCCTGAAATAGATAAAAACTGGAAAGAAAAAGTTGATAAGTACATAGATTATATATGTGCTAAGAGAGAAAAATATAAAGGGTGGTTTGTAAACGAAGCCCCAAAAAGATAATAATATGGATTTATCTTATAAATGGACGATCACGAGTTTGAAAAAAGCACCATCACTTGACGGTTTGTCAGATGTGATCACACATATTAATTTTCAATATACAGGAACAGATGCTGATTCCGGTGAAAGCGCTTCATTTGTAGGTGCTTGTCCGGTTAGCGCACCTAATTCAGAAAGCTTTACAGCGTTTGATGATTTAACAGAAGACGAAGTAATTGAATGGGCTAAAGCTAATCATCCGGTAAATCGTATGAATGATGTAATTGAAAAAGCAATTAACCAAAAAATAAAACCAAAAAACATAAAGGCACTATTGCCTTGGAATAATTAAATTAAATATTATGGCAAAAAATAAAATAACTAAAGAAGAATTAAAAAACTTACAAGAACTTGTAGGTAAATTAAATCAAGCAGCTAGTCAATTAGGTAATATAGAAATGCAAAAGCATGATATATTACACGCTTCAGCACAACTAAAAGTTGATTTAGAACATATGCAAAATGCTTTAAAAGAAACTTATGGACTAGTAAATATAAATTTGACAGACGGAACTTATGTCGCTGGTAAGGAAGATTAGTATAGGTAGAGACTATAAGAATGACGCAATGCACTATGCTGTAGGCCAAGAAGTATATGGTGGTCATACAATATGTGACATTGTAGAAGAACAAGATAAGTTTTCAATTTATATTAAAAAAGGTAAAGAAGTATTACCTTGGAAAGATTTTAATAAAAATATGGCTATCGCCGTCGAATATAATTTAGAGTATTAATGCAAAGTTTATTTAACTTTATAGTTAAACCTAAACACGGACGCTACGATAATAAAAAAGATATTGACGGTCAAGAACTTCTGTTAACTACAGAAATTTTTGATCATCGATATGTTAGTCGTAATGGAATAGTGACGGCTACCCCTAAACAAAACAATACAAAGATTAAAGCAGGAGATGAAGTTATAGTGCATCATAATGTTTTTAGAAGATGGTATGATCAATATGGTGAAGAAAAAAATACTAGAAGCTTTTATAAAGAAGATGAATACTTTGTAATGCCTGATCAAATATTTTTATATAAAAGAAATGATGAATGGCATGCACCAGAAGGGTATTGTTTTATCAAACCAATTGTATCTAATAATATATTTTCTAATGACAAAGAAGTTCCGTATAAAGGAATTTTAAAACATGTTGATAGTAAACTTAATAGTGTAAATATAGGAGATTTAGTTGGTTTTACACCAAGCAGTGAATACGAATTTATTGTTGATGGTGAAAGATTATATAGAGTATTAACCAATTCAGTATCTATTAAGTATGAATGTCAAGGAACAGAAAAAGAATATAATCCAAGCTGGTTATGAAGCAGTCAAAGAACTTGTTAAAGTCGCAAAAGAACCGATTGTTGAAACTGATGATGATGTCTCAGCCGACAGACTCAAGAACGCTGCCGCTACTAAAAAGCTCGCCATATTTGATGCATTCGAAATATTAAATAGGATTGAGGAAGAAAATGGTTTGCTAGAAGGTAAGACGGTTGAAAAAAAAGAAAACACTTTTAAGGGTTTTGCTGAAAGAAGATCTAAATAATGTACGAACAAACATTATATAGCGTTATAGAGCCAATAAAAATTAATACAATTAAAAGGCTTAATAAAGCAAAGAAGTGGAAATACGGTTACAATAAAGAAAATGATGTTGTTGTAATTAGCAAGACCGGACAGATCGGAGACGTGTATAGCATACAGAATTTAAAAATAGCTTTACCGCCGACTCCAAAAAAGTTAGATAAGGGAAATGATAAATGGCAAGTACAAGAATATCCAAAAGAATTATCAAAGTTAAAAACTATATTTGATTGGAAAGATTTACCGTTAGATTATAAAAATAAATGGCATGGGTATATTGATAGCGAATTTACCAGACGCGATGAAGGTTATTGGTTCTACAACAAGGGCATACCTACTTATATTACTGGGGCTCATTATATGTACTTGCAGTGGACCAAGATTGATGTTGGGAAGCCAGAGTTTAGGGAAGCAAACAGATTATTCTTTATATTCTGGGAAGCTTGCAAAGCAGATACAAGATGTTACGGAATGTGCTACCTCAAAAATAGACGGAGTGGCTTTTCATTCATGGCATCGTCAGAAACTGTCAACCAAGCTACCATCTCTTCAGACTCTAGGTTTGGTATCTTATCAAAGTCAGGAGGTGATGCTAAGAAAATGTTTACAGATAAAGTCGTACCAATATCCGTTAATTACCCATTCTTCTTTAAACCAATACAAGATGGAATGGATAGACCAAAAACAGAGTTGGCGTATCGTGTTCCCGCAAGTAAATTTACTAGACGTAAAATAATTGTAAATGAAAAAACTGAAGAACTGGCTGGTCTTGATACCACGATTGATTGGAAAAATACTGGTGACAATAGTTACGATGGTGAAAAGCTTGCGTTACTTGTACATGATGAGGCAGGAAAATGGGAAAGACCAGAAAACATCTTAAATAACTGGCGTGTAACTAAAACTACATTAAGGTTAGGATCCAGAGTTATAGGTAAATGTATGATGGGTTCAACAAGTAATTCACTTGATAAAGGTGGAGAAAACTTTAAAAAACTATATAATGATTCAGACGTTACAAAAAGAAACCGCAATGGACAGACTCGCTCAGGATTATATAGTTTGTTCATACCTATGGAATGGAACTTCGAAGGATTCATTGATTCTTATGGAATACCTGTATTCAATACGCCAGAAGAGCCAGTTGAAGATAGCTATGGGGAACTCATTGATGTTGGGGTCATCGAGCATTGGGAAAACGAAGTTGACGGATTAAAAGGAGATCAAGACGCATTAAATGAATTTTATAGACAATTTCCAAGGACTGAAGAACATGCTTTCAGAGATGAAACTAAAAATAGCATATTTAATCTTGTTAAGATTTACGAACAGATTGACTACAATGAAGAAGCTAGATATGATGGTAATGTCAATACTGGATCTTTTTCGTGGCAGAACGGTATTAAAGATACAAAGGTCGAATTTACACCGAATGTTAACGGAAGATTTAAAGTAAGTTGGATTCCAAGTGCAAATTTACAAAATAAAGTAATAACAAAAAATGGAGCTAAATATCCCGGCAATGAACATATTGGTGCATTTGGTTGCGATAGTTATGATATATCCGGAACTACCGACGGTAAAGGATCTAAAGGTTCATTACACGGTCTTACAAAATTTAGTATGGAAAATGCTCCACCGAATAGGTTCTTTTTAGAATATGTTGCAAGACCTCAAACGGCAGAAATGTTTTTTGAAGATATATTAATGGCATTACATTTTTACGGTATGCCAATACTTGCAGAAAATAATAAACCAAGATTATTATACTATTTAAAAAGAAGAGGATATAGAGGCTATTCAATGAATAGACCTGATAAAGTTTGGAATAGATTATCTGTTGCTGAAAAAGAAATAGGTGGAATACCAAACTCAAGTGAAGATATTAGACAAGCTCACGCGGCTGCAATTGAAAGTTATATAAATTCATATGTAGGTGATAAAGGAAATGGAGACTATGGTGATATGTACTTTAATGAAACATTAAACGACTGGGCTAAGTTTGATATAAATAAAAGAACAAAATTTGATGCCGCAATAAGTTCAGGTTTAGCAATTATGGCATGTAATAAAAATTTGTATACACCAAAAGCTATGGTACAATTAAAAGATAAAGTTAACTTTAGCTTTGCTAAATATAACAATAAAGGCGATATTTCAAAAATAATACAATAAATGGCTAAGATAATTAAAAAAGGTATTTTTCCAAGTCAAGCTGTAAGCAGCGCTGAGAAAGCTAGTGAACAATATGGTTTACAGATCGGCAATGCAATAGAAGCAGAATGGTTTAGAAAAGACGGGTCAGATACACGTTACTTTGCTAATAGAGATAATTTTCATAGATTAAGATTATATGCAAGAGGTGAACAAAGTGTAGATAAATATAAAAACGAATTATCAATTAATGGTGATTTATCATATCTTAATTTAGATTGGAAGCCCGTTCCTATTATACCTAAGTTTGTAGATATAGTTGTAAACGGTATACAAGAAAGAACATATAATTTAAAAGCATATTCAGTTGATAGTGTTGCATCACAGGCAAGAACAGAATATGTTAAAGGATATTTAGAAGATATGCGTTTGTTTGAATTTAAACAAAACGTAGAAGCTCAAACAGGATTAGATACATTTAATAATGACCCAAATAATTTACCTGAATCTGACGAAGAGCTAGAATTACATATGCAATTAAACTATAAGCAAAGCATAGAAATTGCACAAGAACAAGCTTTAGCAAATGTATTTGATTTAAATAAATATCATTTACTTAAGAAAAGATTAGATTATGACACAACTGTATTAGGTATATCTTGTGTTAAAAATAGTTTTAATACAGCAGAAGGAATTAAATTAGAATATGTAGATCCTTCTGATTTAGTTTATTCTTATACAGAATCGCCATACTTTGATGATTTATATTATGTAGGTGAAGTAAGAAAATTAACTATAGCAGAACTTAAAAAACAATTTCCTGAATTAACTGATGATGATATTAAAAAATTAGAGCAGTATGGTTCGGGAAGTAATATGTTAGGTAGAAAGTTTAGCTCAGCTGATAGTATTGATGCTAACTATGTTTATGTATTACATTTTGAATATAAAACTTTTGAAGATCAGGTATATAAAATTAAAGAAGGTGCAACAGGTGGTGATAAAGCAATTGAAAAAACAGATACTTTCAATCCTCCGCCATCAAGTGATCCAAGATTTAAAAAAGTAAGTAGATCAATAGAGGTATTATATGAAGGAACAAAAATAGTTGGGCACGAAAAGTTATTGAAATGGAAGAAGTGTGTTAATATGACACGTCCTAAGTCTGATATTACAAAAGTACAAATGAGTTATAATATTGTAGCTCCAAGAATATATAAAGGAAAGCCTGAATCTTTGGTTGGTAGAATGACATCATTTGCTGACATGATTCAAATAACGCATTTAAAATTACAACAGGTTCTTTCAAGACTGGTACCAGATGGTGTATACTTAGATGCGGACGGCCTTGCTGAAGTGGATTTAGGTAATGGCACAAATTACAATCCGCAAGAAGCGTTGAATATGTATTTTCAAACCGGTTCTGTTATTGGTAGATCAATGACACAAGACGGTGATATGAACCCAGGTAGAGTACCTATTCAAGAATTACAAACATCTGGCGGTAACAATAAAATTGCAAGCTTAATACAATCTTACAATTATTATTTACAAATGATGCGAGATGTTACAGGATTAAATGAAGCTAGAGATGGTAGTGTACCAGATAAAAATTCTTTAGTTGGTTTACAAAAAATAGCAGCGGCTAATAGCAACACAGCAACAAGACATATATTACAAGGTGGTTTATATTTAACTTTAAAAACTGCCGAAGCTGTATCGCTAAGAATTGCAGATGTATTAGAATATTCAAACACTAATAACCAGTTTATGCAATCTTTAGGTAAGTTTAATGTAGGTAACTTAAATGAAATTACAGAGTTACATACACATGACTTTGGAATATTTTTAGAATTAACTCCTGATGCAGAAGAAAAACAACTTCTTGAAAACAATATTCAAATGGCTATTCAGCAACAACAAATAAATCTTGAAGACGCTATTGATGTTAGAGAAGTTAGAAACTTAAAACTTGCTAATCAATTATTAAAAGTAAGAAGAAAAAGAAAACAACAGCTTGATCAACAGTTACAACAACAAAATATTCAAGCACAATCTGAAGCTAATGCTCAATCGTCACAAGCGGCAGCCGCAGCAGAAATTCAAAAGCAACAAGGTGTTGCAGAAAGTAAAGTACAAATTGCACAAGCACAATCTCAATTTGATATACAAAAATTAGAAAGAGAAGCGGCAATTAAAAAAGAATTAATGCAATTTGAATTTGATTTAAATATGCAGCTTAAAGAAGCTGAATCGAATGTAATTAACAATAAAGAGAAGTATAAAGAAGATCGTAAAGACGAACGAACTAAAATACAAGCAACACAACAAAGTGAATTAATAGACCAGAGAAAATCTGGCAAGCCACCTAAAAAGTTTGAATCCGCAGGAATGGATAGCTTAGGTGGATTTGGGTTAGAGCAATTTGATCCAAGATAAATTTTTAACAATTATATTTTATTATGTCAGAAAACATCAAAGTAGAAGCTTTAGACGTTGAAGAAAAGTCTATTGCCGAA